ACTGGCCGCTGTTGCAGCGAAACCAGGTCAGTTTGGCCTGATCAACATGCACGGTCCAATAGCAGCGGTTGGTATCAGGGCCGATGCCGTAGTAAGGCCACTCGGATAATTCGCCATCGGCAATATTGTCGCCGTGCGGATTTTTAATCGGGATGCCCCATTCGTTATACATGGGGTTGGAGCCGTCGCCGTACACGCGATTGTCGCCGCAGCGATCCAGACCGACAACAAAGGTGCGATACTCTGTGATGGTGATGGTGTAGCCAAGCTGCGCCGCGATGCCGATAAAGAACTCGCGCGACTGTGCACCCAGCATGGTCATCCGCATGACCAGGGCCAGCTGCCTTTCATACATGGATTGCGGCGCGGTGTAGCAGGGATCAGGCAGACCCCAATTGCGCTCCCAATCCGGCAGCAGCTCCACGGTCGTGCGCGGGTCGCTCTCAATCTCGAGTAAGTCGGCAGCGCGCTTATCGACAAACCCCCAATATTCGCACAGCCCTTTGCAGACCTGCACCAGCAGGCTGTCGAAATGGCGCGGCCAGGCCTGGCCCTGCGGCAGCAAAGCCAGGAAGGCTTGCGTGTAGTCAGAGCCGGATCGGCGCAGGTGCCGGTCACTCATTGCGCTACTCGTACAAGATGGTTTCAAGCACCGCCATGTAGCCTGGTGCTGGCATCACATAGTCATCAGTGGTCATCAGGTTGAATGACTGAACGCTGGGGGCATTCATAATCGCGAAGTTAATCCATGATGCGTAGATCGTCTGCCCTGGCGCGGCCTTGACGAACAGCATGTCACGAATGCTCTGCTCGATTTCTGCCTGCGCCTCGGCAGTGCCGGGCACCAGGTTGGCGATGGTGATGTCAATGAACTGCTTGATGGGTGCCAGCACATAGCAATCCTTGACCGTGACCGGCCGCTTGGTGTCGATGTAATCGGCAACAGTCTGGATGTCGGCGGGGGTCGGCCAGCCGTCATCACTGGCGCGCAGGTCATCCATCAGAAAGCGCACCGTGATGGTGCCAGTGCCCTGCTCAGGTGCAGCCCATGCGCGCGTCACACCAGGCACAGCCAGCGCCCATTGCTCATAATCGGATGCGGAGCCACCCATCGGCGGCTGCTGGATGCGCTTGAGGATGCGCTGGCGCAATTCATTGTCAGTTTCGGTGTCGGCACCACCGCTCAGGTCAACCACTGTGGCTGAGCCATCAACACCTGGCAGCGCGGACACCAGGTTGAGGATGTCACCAGCAACATGATTTCCGGCTGCCCCTGGATCAATGGCAGTGATGTTCACTGCCACCGGGCTGCTGCCCAGCGTGATGTCGGCTGTGGTGGCATAGGTGATTGTGCCATCACTCAGTTGCGTTGCTGCAGGGACAACGATGCCCGGTGTCCCGGTCATGGTCACTGACCCTGATGCCGTGGCCGATGACTTGCGCCCTGTGGTGCCATCGGCATTGACCAGCCAAATATCACCGTGCCGGTCCAGCCATTCGGTTTCAGCTGTGTCAGGCAGGAGCTGCAGCGCCAGCCAGTCAATGTATTTCAACACCAGATGCGTGAGCGCTGCTGTGGCGTCGGCCATGACCCGCAACACGCTGTTGCCGACAAACGTGGCGCGCCCCAGGGCGGTGGTGATTTCCCCGCGCACGGTCTGCCGCACCGCGCTTAGATTAGGGGTTGTCCACGGCATGCCATTACGGTCCTAGTTCAAGCCACAGGTTTTGAAAGCGCAGCTCAATCTGCGGCAACGGGCCACGATAAATGATGATGCTTACATCAATGCGCTCAAGACTGCCGCGCGTGGCAGTGACGGTGAAGGCTGTGCACATGCCCTGGTCGATCATCGGCTGCAAAGCAACCTGGCAATATTGTTCGGCGCGCACCAGGGTTGAGCCTTCGCGCGCCTCAGCCGGTGTGATCTTGGCGCGCTCGAGCAGCCACAGCTTGCAGCCAATCGGCCAGCCATTCCAAATATCGTCGGCCTCAAGATCACCCCACCAGCCGCGCCGGTCGGTGCTGTCAGGGTCAGGCAGGATGTCATCGGTGCTGGCCAGCGCATGGGTGAGCAGTGCCAGCTTGACAATGTTGGCCAGCTGCTGGCTTTCATCCAGTGCACCATTCGGCAGCAGCAGCCAGTCGGCCCAGATGCCGTTGAGGTTGCTGACATTGATGATGCGAATATCGCTCATGCGCTCAACGCGATGATGTCGCGCTGCATGAAGGCCGGATGGACGGTTTTATTCTCTGCGACCAGCTCGTCGCTGCGCGAGGCATCGCCATAGATGCGGTTGGACAAGGCCAGGGCCGGAAGATTGACCGGCATGTGATAGGTGACAACCTGGGGCAACAGCCGCTCGGTGGCCGACAGGTGATAGATCAATGAAGCCGACAGGGCCACTATGTTGCGGTAGTCATTGACGGTAAATGATTGTGAGCCGCGCAGCTTGATGTCATCAATGATGATGCCCATTGCATCCATCAGGGCATCAACATCATTGCGGCTGCTGAAGGTCATGACAGTGATGAGCTGGCTTTGCTCTGATAAAGAAAAAATCAGCGCGGCATTGACGATGCGAATGCCAAACGAATATTGCGGCAATTCAGCCGCCGCGGCTTCGCGCACATTGTCAAACACATTCACAGTTGCCCCGGCAATGCGCGCCAGGTCGAAGCAGGATAACAGCTGTGCGCCGACCATCTGATTTTCGATTAGTATGGAAAGATTGCCCAGCAACATACCGACTGCCGTTCGCAGATTGGCACCATCAACACCTGGCGCAATGGGAAAGGCGACCAGCTCTTTCATCAGCCTTTGGCAGATGCCCAAGGCTTCACTGTATTCCGGCTTGGCGATCATGCGTGACCTATGCCAGCCGCGCCAGGAGGTGCCACCACGTTGGGTGTATCGACATTGGCTGCGGCATCGCTGGAGGTTGCCTGCGCCTGGGAATTGGTTGCATCACCTGTATTTGCCTGGCCGACATTGCCGACAGTGCCCACCTCGGTGAATGACATTTCAAAGGTGCAGTAGCCGCCGCGCTCGCGGTGTTCACTGACGCTATAGCGTTCACAGATGCACAGCTTCGACTGCGCCAGGTACGGATCGACCAACTGGCCGCCCTCGCTGTTGTCCAGCACATCCATCAAGGCTTTTTTGTTGATGTGGTAGGACGGCCCCACAATGTAACCGGTCATCTGATAGCGAAAGGCAGCGCGGCCCATGTCCTCGGCATACGGCATGTTTCGCTTCGGATATTCGTGGACGACCACGCGGCGGCCGCCGCTGCGCCCCTGCTGCTCAACATGAAATTGCACACCGGCAAAGGATGCTGGCAGCAGGCGCAGCCGCCATGGCGCAGGTGCTATTTCCTGGATGGTGGCCATCAGTCGTATGGATCATCTTTAACGGTGATGGCAACGCTTGAGAAACAACCGCCCTTGTCACACCAGATTTTATTGCCCTTGAACCGCATGTGCGTGTGATCTTTGTCAACGCGAAATGACTGCGTGTTGTCCTGGTACTGGCAGAGAATTTTGTTGCCGTCGATGATGACTTTGAAATTGCCGCCGCTCTCATTGATGGTCCAGGTATTGCTGCCCTTGTCGTAAAGGCCGACGACCGTATCACCAGCACGAAATTCAATGTGGCCAGCTGTTACGCGCACCTCAGTGTTTACGCTGTCACCTTCGTGCTTGTATTTTTGCTGCTGCTGTTGCTGCTGGCCTGAGCTGCTGCTGGCATCGCGCGCTGCAGCTCCTGAGCTGCTGGATGATGATGACTGTGAGGCCTGCTGCTTGTCGATCTTGTGCGTCTGCATCTTCTTGTTGACATGGCGCAGGCTGGCAAAGCGTGTCTGCTTGGTCTGCTTGTCCGCAACCGATGTGCCATCAAGGGATGTGACATAAGTGCCGTTGGCCTTGAACAGCACCATCTGCTCGGAGCCATCTGGTGCATAGTGTGCACCTTCGCCTTCACTCATGTCGTAGGGCCGCACCCTTCGGTCATCCACAATCGCCACCGGATGGGAGCGCGAGCCGTTGAGGTAGAGCATCACGGCCTCGGCAGCATCACCGGTCGGCTGGTCGTGGTTCCAATCTCCTGTCTCGGTGTCGGGTGCTGCGGCTGCTGGTTTCTGGTTCGGGTCTTGCTGCTGCTTGAAAGGCACGGCTGTCATGCCAACCATCTGCCAGCGTTCAAAATCGGTCGGCGTCTCACTGTGATAAACGTCAGCGTATTTCACTTCTTGCATCAGGTGATTGTCATCGACTTCGCGAATGGTGGCGCGGGCCATTCCCATCCTGGCCTTGCGGGCTGCATCAGTGAGTGTGCTTCGCATTCATTGACCTGCTTTTGGAGCGCCACCCATGGCATTGGCATTGCAGCATTCAAGAACGGCGCGCGTCCCTGTCTGGTTGTCCTGGCTGTAGGTGACACTTTTCAGGGTCAGCTTTTCGCCCTTCATCACCAGCATGGGTGAGGTGACAACCACATCCTGGCCAGGCACCCAGAGGCCGCCGGAAGGCCTGAGCCAGCCCTGCAGGGTGCCGTACACCGTAACGTAGTCCTCATTCATCCAGCCACTTTCCGAAGTGGCGCGGCCTTCGATGATGGATTTATCCCACAGCGGGATTTCAGGAACGATGTTGCTGGGCACAATCTTGTTACCCATCATTTCAAATGTCTTGGAGAGGAATGGAACAGAGGCAACCTTGGCACCCCACTGGTCGTCATTGCCTGGGCGCTGCCCGGTTGTGGCCTGGCTGGCCTTTTGATCACCAGCACCGTCACCGGGCGGCGGCGCGGCAATCATTGGAATGTAAATCAGCTCGCGGCCTTCCAGCATGTTCTGGCCTTCGACAATTTCATCCTTGCCACCGGTTGAGCCGACCACGATGGCGAAGTCACCCTGCGGCGTTGCGGAATGTGAGATTGTAATATTGCTTTGCTGGCTCAAATGGCGCGTCAGCGTGTCGATAAAATCAATGATCGACTCCCCCGGCGTGACCGAGAGGCGCGGGATTTTGATCTTCGGCAATTGGCCGCCCAGCACCACCAGGTTTTTACCGACACCCTTCAAGACTGAGCGAATGATTTGCTCAGGCTCCTGGTTCTTGAACTCGCCGGTTTTGGTGATGACGCTGGCCGTGGACAGCTCAAGCAGATTGGCACATTGAATTTCGATGTGGTGGCGTCGTGCATCAACGAACACCTGGCGCGAAATCACCTTGCCGTTGAAGGCCAGCTGGCCAGCCAGAAACACCGAGCAATCTTGCCCCGGCATGATTTGCTGCTTGGTCCAATTCTTGACCAGCGGTGAGCCTTCGCTGCAAGTGAAACGGCATGACTGCGGCGGGTTGCCGCGCAGTTCCTGCTTGACGCTGACCGTTTCCCAATCGGTAAAATCCTGGCCGCCAACTTTCAGCCTGGCAATTTCAATTGTCTTGGGCATGGGTCGGTTGTTGCGACTTCTTGATATTCAACGTGTCAAAAACACCCTGGTCCAATAACTCGGCTTCAGTTTTCACGCCCTTTGGCACACCGTTAAATTCAACATGAACGCTGGCCCTGCCAGTGTGCATGCCGGGAAATGAACTGTCGATTTTGTCGCGCGCATCAGCCTGTCCTGTCCTATGCGCCTCAGCCAGCCTTACGGCCTCCGCCCCGGCATAGCGCGGGTCCATGTCTTTCAGGCTGCGCCGGCGCACACCGTACTGGTCGGCAAACATTGCAGTGCCGGTCTTTTCATCAAAGGTGCCCGGCACAACCGTCATGACGTGCCCGCCAATCTGGCCGGTACTCAAAACCTCGTTCGGATTGCCGCCGTAGCGGCGATGATAGTAGGTGGCGAACATGCTGCCGAACGGATGCCCTGGCGCATTGATGTCCTCTGGCTTCATCGCCTCGCCAAAGGTGTGCCAGGATGTAGCGATCGCGCCGCTCTTGGGCGGCTGGAAACCTGCGGCGCGGGCATACTTGCTGGCCACGATGCCGCAGGCGGCACCACTCATGTGGTAGCCCTTCTGCGCAAACAGTTTTTGCAGTCCAGCAACATCGCCGCTGCGCCCCAGCACCTCGGCCTGCTTCATCGTCTCCTGATCAATGGGGTTGCCAGCTTCATCGTTCAGCTTGGCCTGGCCGCCAGGACTGCTGTCACCACCACCGCCGCTGCCGCCGAAGCCAGCACCGCCAACTCCCATCGGCCCACCGGAGCCGGATTGATTTTGCAAAAGATCGCGGATGTCCTGCAACAGTTGGCCGGAGTTTTTCTGAACGTCCAGCTTGTCCTTGCCCCATTCACCGAACCTCTGGGAAATAGAGGCATCACCTTCCAGCAAGGTTTCGCTGCCGGTCGGCTCATCGGCATGCGCCTCACTCGACATTTGTTTTTTCAGGGCTTCCCAGGCATCCTCCAATTCTTTCTTGTCAGGCAGAAATCCTTTTGGTCCAAACATTTCTTCACCAGGCTTTCCCTTGCCAGAAAAATCATCTTTCAGTCCCTGAAACCAGCTGGTGATGCCACCCCATTCCTTTTCTGTGTTGGTGACAAATTCATTGGTTGAGCTGACCATCTTCATCATCGAGGCACCCCAAACATTGGTGACGGTGGTGATGGTGTTGGTCCATTCGCGATTATATTTGTCCAGCTCCTTTTGGCTGTACTCCCACGGCTGCACCAGGCCGGTCTGGTTCCTGTTGAGCGCCTGCATGGTTGATGCAGTCACCCCCAGCGTTTCACCCAAATACAGCTTCGAGCGTTCACCCGGCACATTCCATTTCTGCCTGATGGCATCAATAGACCCCATGCGATTGCCGATCTTCTCGGCATCGAGCAGCTGCTTGGCCAGGATCGGGTCATTGGCCGCAACCGCCTTATAGACAGGCGAGGCCGTCTGATACGTCTTGATGCTGTCCAGCTTGGATGCCAAGGAGCCAAGCTGCTGGTCGGCCGTTCGGGCATCAATGCCAGCAGCCGACAGCTGGGTGCGCATCTTGGATACTTCAAAAGATGTCAGGCCAACATCAATGGCGAAATTCCTCAGCTGCAATTCGCCACGGACAAAATTCTCCATGGCCTGGGTGGCGCTGTAAAAGGCCACACCCAAACCAACAGAGCCGCGCAGAGCACCGACCAGGTTGCTGGTCTGATCCTTCATCGCCTTCAGCGGCTTGGCATTCTTGTCAACGGCCTGACCAAGCCTTTCCATCTGTTCGGATGATTTGCGCAAGCCAGTGCCGGATTGATCACCCAGCGAAACGATTTCCTTTTTTAAATCCTCGACCCTCCGGCTCAGCTCGCTGACGAAAGATAGTAAAGCTTCGGAGTCGAAATCATTGGCTGGCATGACTTACTCAAATGAAAAGCGGTTGAAATCAGTCACGCCGCCGCCAGCCATCGGTGCCTGTGGCGACCTGGTGATTTTCAATTTCTTGAATGGGCCTTCATCCAAAATCTTCGGATCGGCTGTTGATCCCTGTGCCGTGCCACTGAAATCAACTTTGATCTTGGCACCACCTAGATCGCGACTAGCGACAAGCGATTTTTCCAAACTCGTCCTTGCTGTCGTAACTCGCGCGCGCCAAGCCTCATAACTCTGCCTGCTCGAGCTGCCGCCGCCAGCAGTCCCCGGTGAAAAGAAACTTTCCCCGGCATATTTTTTCTTAAAAGTAAACGTCCCCGATGCCGCCTCTCTTGCTGCTAAAGGACCGGATGCATTATCAGTCGCATAATCACTGACATTCGAGCCAGACAGGGCTTTTTCTAAATTGCGCTCGATCATCTTCCTGATCTCGGGTCTGCGCAAAGACCGAGGATCATAACCGGCGTAATAGCCGCCGTGCCCCTCGCTGGCCAGCTTTGCAGCCTGCTCTAAGCTGGTGCCGCGCTGGGCTGCGCGGTTCATCATGCTTTCGATAACTGCCAGGTTTGCTGTCGGGTTTTTGTTTTCCCCAGACGCAATCCCCAATATTTTTTCTTTAAGCCACGGCTTGGCTTCTAATTCTTTGCGAAATGCATCCCGATTTACTCCTGCTGCACCATAGGCCGGATCATTGCTCGTTTCGGGGACATGCCCATCGGCCCCGGTGCCGCCTCGCGCTGGTGTGCCAGGTGTGCCAGCCCCACTGCTGCCAGGATAGCCGCCGCCGCGACTGCCACCGCCGCCCCAAATACCTTCCTTGTCACCACCTAGCAGGTCACGAATATCCTGCAGCGTTTTGTTTGAGTCCTTCTGCAGCTCCAGCTCATCCTTCTGGGTGCCCTCGGCTGAGAATGAGCGCGGCCTGGCGTTCTTCG